AGTGCGACTCACCTCAACGCAAGCCTCTCTCGCCAAGCGGCTTGGACTCTCAAATGAGCAATATGCGGCGCAATTGATGAAGGATCAATCCAAATGACGAACAGATCTCCACGCACAACACAGACCCGCGAAGCGGAGTCACGCAAAGCGTCATGGACGAGACCGACAATGTTACCAACCCCGACTCCGCGTGATGGTATTACCTACCGCTGGATTCGCACATCTACCTTGGGTAATATGGATAACAAGAACGTCTCTTCTAGATTTCGTGAGGGATGGACGCCAGTTCGTAAAGAGGAACATGCAGACCTTCAAGTTGTGTCTGATATAGATTCAAGGTTCCAAGACAACATTGAGGTAGGTGGTTTACTGCTTTGTCAAAACGCCACTGAAAACGTCGAGGCAAGAGTTGAAGCACAGCTACAAACGGCTCAAAGCCAAATGGATGCTGTCGATAACTCATACCTAAAACAATCAGACCCTCGTATGCCCGTTCTAAATCCAGAGCGGAGTACACGAACTTCATTTGGCAAGTGACCCTTTGGGGAGCTTGTCGTAACTTAAACTCTAGGAGTATGAGAAAATGGCTACTACAGCAGCTCCCTACGGCTTAAAGCCTGTGCGCCGCGCAGACGGAATGCCGTATGCTGGTGCGACTAATCAGTATCTCATTGACCCCGCTGGAGAAGCAACAAACCTGTTTTACGGGCAAGTTGTTATCATTGGGGCTGATGGTTACATCGCACTTGCAACTGGTTCAGGTTCAGACCTGACATCTAACAGCATCTCAGGAACAACAGGCGTTGGCGCTATCGGCGTTTTCGTTGGTTGTGAGTATGTAAATTCTTCAGGCCAACGTGTTCAGGCGCAGTATTACCCATCTGGTACAAACAGTAGTAGCACTGCGATCAAAGCATATGTTGTTGACGATCCAAACGTACTATTCCAAGCTCAGCTTGATGGTGCAGGAGCGCAAACAATCATCGGCACGAACACATTCTTTGCAGCAGTGCAGTCTACCTCAACTGGTAATACCACGACAGGTAACTCTACATCTGCATTGGACGCTACGGTAAAGACTGCCGCAGCGGCGTTCCGTGTTGTTTCACATGTGTCAGATCCTGCTGATGCGTACCCAGATGTACTTGTAAAGTTCAATCCGGGCGCTCACCAGATGACCAATAACGTAGGCTTATAAGGAGGTTAAATCATGGCTATTTCACGCGCCCAGCTCCTTAAAGAGCTACTACCCGGTCTGAATGCATTGTTTGGTTTGGAGTACGGCAAGTACGAAGACGAACATGCTGAGATCTATGAAACTGAAACTTCAGAGCGTAGTTTTGAAGAGGAAGTTAAATTGAGCGGATTTGGAGCCGCCCCTGTGAAAGCAGAAGGTGCTTCAATTTCTTATGATAACGCACAGGAATCATTTACTGCGCGTTACAATCATGAGACTGTCGCAATGGGTTTTTCTATTACAGAAGAGGCTATGGAAGACAATCTTTATGATTCGCTTTCTGCTCGCTATACTAAAGCTCTTGCTCGCGGTATGGCATACACAAAGCAAACAAAGGCTGCTTCTTTGTTGAACACAGGCTTCACCACCTTTAACTCAGGTGATGGCGTTACTTTGTTTAGCACAGCGCACCCAACTGTTGAGGGCACAACCAACGCTAACCGCCCTACAACTGATGCTGACTTGAATGAAACTTCACTTGAGCAAGCTGTTATTGATATCGCTGCGTTCACTGATGAACGTGGCTTGTTGATTGCTGCTCGCCCTCGCAAGTTGATCATTCCACCAGCATTGATGTTTGTTGCAACTCGCTTGTTGGAAACAACTCTGCGTGTTGGTACAGCAGATAATGATATCAACGCACTTAACTCAAACGGGTCTATCCCAGAGGGTTATGCGGTGAACCACTATCTGACAGACAATGATGCCTTCTTCATCACAACTGATGTGCCTAACGGCATGAAGCACTTTGTCCGTACCGCTATGCAAACAGGCATGGATGGTGACTTTGACACTGGTAACGTGCGCTACAAAGCGCGTGAGCGTTACAGCTTTGGTGTATCAGATCCATTGGGAATCTACGGTTCTCGCGGAGCATAATAGTTCAATAGAACTTTTATTGGTAAAGGGGTGGCGAAAGTTGCCCCTTTATTTTTTTTGTTTCTATGTTAGTATCTCCATATCCCTGACAAACACATGGTGTGTTTGACTAACCCAGACAGGAGATCGACATGGGTACTACTACTTTTTCTGGTCCAATCAAGGCTGGAACCATCAAAAATACCACAGGCACTACACTTGGAAGCGATGTCGCAAATGTCGGACAAGTCGTAATGTCTCAAACCTTTGCTGCTGATTTGTCAAGCGGAGCCATTGCTGCCGATACTACAAATGTAGTTATTCCAGCAAACTCACAGATTATTGACTGCGTGATTGACGTTATTACCGCGTCAAGTGATGCAACTAATCTGAGCGTTGGTGACACCGTAGGTGGTGCGACATCTATCCTTAATACTTACGCTATTGGAACAACCGCGGGTCGCAAATACCCGACCACTCAAGCGGGTGCAGCATTAGCATGGGAAGATACAGGTTCTGCTGATATACGTCTGACCGTAACAAACTCTGCCGCCACAACAGCGGGTGAAGTTCGTGTTACTATTCTGTACGCTCAGAATAATAACCTTGCTTAAAGGAGGCCTAGATGGCTGGTCAAGAAATACGGGCATTTAATGTCTCAACATCAGGGTTTAGTGCAGGGGTCGTTGGCCCCTCACGAAGTCGGATACAGGGCATTTTAGTGTATGCCACTAACATTACAGCCTTTACCATTAAGAATGGCTCCGCATCAGGAGACACTCTGTTGGATCTAACTCTTCCAGCGGGATGGAATGATGTGTTCCTTCCAAACGATGGAATCCTTGCAGACAACGGTGCATATGTATCTGCGTTGTCTGGCACGGGATCAGTGATAACTCTATTACTGGAGTAATATTGTGGCTGAGAAAAAGGCTAAATCAAAAAAAGATCCTCGCCTAGCACGGGCGGGGGTTTCTGGATTCAACAAGCCTAAGCGCACACCAAGTCACCCAAAGAAGTCACATGTTGTTGTGGCTAAAGAGGGTGATAAGGTTAAGACAATTAGGTTTGGAGAACAGGGCGCTAAGACAGCAGGGAAACCAAAGGCTGGCGAGGGCGACAAGATGAAAAAGAAACGTGCAAGCTTTAAGGCCCGTCATGGTAGGAATATTAAAAAGGGCAAGATGAGCGCTGCATATTGGGCTGATAAGGTGAAGTGGTAATGGCTATCTCGCGTTCTCAGATGGGCAGCCAACTTTTGGGGAACAGAGTTTCTACGGGTGACGATGCCAAGGATCTTGAAATTATTCGCATGGGAAAAGGCGGCAAAACAAAAAGCCGTGTCAATGAGGCTGGAAACTATACAAAGCCAACTATGCGAAAGAATTTGTTTAATAAAATTAAAGCTGGCGGCAAGGGTGGTAAACCGGGTCAGTGGAGTGCGAGAAAAGCTCAAATGCTTGCTAAGCAATATAAAGCTAAGGGTGGGGGCTATAGAGGCTAATGGCGCTCAAAAAGTCACAGAAAAGCTTGAAGTCTTGGACAAAGCAGAAGTGGCGCACTAAGAGTGGCAAGCCATCGACGCAGGGTAGCAAAGCTACAGGCGAGCGATATCTTCCTGAGAAGGCTATCAAGTCTTTGACGTCTGCGGAGTATGCCGCTACTACAAAGAAAAAGCGCGAGGCCACCAAGAAGGGCAAGCAGGTTGCCAAGCAGCCTAAGAAAATTGCAGAAAAAACCAAAAGGTTTAGGAGCGTAGTGACATAATGGCTGTAGTAACCCCAGACATGCCAGAGATTTTTGAGGAAGCCTATGAAAGGGCTGGCCTTGAGATGCGTACTGGATACGATCTTAAAACCGCACGAAGAAGTCTGAACCTTTTAACATTGGAGTGGCAGAACCGTGGTCTTAATCTCTTCACTATCGAAGCGGGTACGCTCGCTGTTACAGCAGGTACGGCAACGTATACCCTTCCTACGGACACAATCGACATCATCGAACATCAAATTCGTACTGGAACGGGCACAAACCAAATCGATACAGCCCTCGAAAGAGTCAGTGTCGCAACCTACGCGCAGCAAACAAACAAAAACACGCAAGGTAGGCCGACCCAAATCTACGTCCAAAGGCTCCCCACAGAAACAAAAGTAACTCTGTGGCCTGTTCCTGATAGTACAACAACCTACACGATATCTTATTTTAGGCTTAAAGGTATTGATGGCCTCTCATCCGGTGTGGGTTCCACAGTAACATCTGTGCCTCCACGGTTCGTCCCTTGCTTGGTGGCTGGCATGGCTTATTATCTTGCCATGAAAAAGAATCCTCAGATGGCAGCTAACTTAAAGCAAGAGTATGAGTTTCAATTCCAGCTTGCTGCTGGTGAGGATGAAGAGACAGCATCAATTAAGTTTGTTCCATTCAATACATTTATGATGGGTGCGGGATGAGTTACGCGAGAGGCAAATATGCTTTTGGCTACTGTGATAAGACAGGGTTTAGATATCCTTTGTCTGACCTTGTTCCTGAGTTTAACAACGGTGTTAGGACGGGGTTTCTTGTAGGTCGTGATGTGGTAGATCCAGATCAACCACAGAATTTTTTAGGTAGGTTGAAGATATTTGATCCACAATCCCTACGAAACCCAAGACCAGACACATCCTTACAAGAGAGTCGTGGCTTGTTTGGTTGGAATCCTGTGTGGAATGACGCACAGTACATGACAGCAGAGGTTGGAACTGTTAATATTAGCATAACTTAGGAGTTTGGTATGCCAAAGGTCGGAAATAAAGAGTTCCCGTATACTAAAGCGGGCATGAAGGCAGCTAAGAAGGCGGCTAAAGATACGGATCAAGAAGTCCAGTATAAAATGGGCGGTGGATATGTGATGCGTAACAAGCCCATTGCTATGAAAGATGGTGGTTCTTTGAAGATGGTAAAGAACTCAGATGGCGTAGAGGTTCCATTTTATGCTGCTGACGGGAAAGGCAAAATGGCTTATGGCGGTAAGGTTAAGAAAATGCGCGATGGTGGTAGCTGCCGTGGCATGGGTGCTGCCTCTAAGGGTGGCAAGTTTAGAATGGCATAAGGGAAAGTTCAAATGAACTATTCAGAACTGACGCAAGCAATCAAAGACTATACGGAGAACACAGAGAGTACCTTTGTGACCAATATCCCTAACTTTGTGCGTCAGGCTGAAGAGCGGATCTTTAGGGATATCACCATCCCAGAGCTACGCAGAAACGTCACAGGCAATGTAAGTGCTGGTAATAAGTATGTTGCGAGGCCTGATGACTTTCTAGCCACGTTCTCCTTAGCTATTATCAATGGTACAACGTATACTTACCTTTTGGACAAAGAGGTAAACTTTGTGCGGGAAGCCTACCCTGATACCACAGTGCAGGGATTGCCACAGTATTACGCAATATTTGATGGGGATACCGCTACAGGTAATGGCAACTTTTTGCTTGGCCCTACGCCTGATGCGGCATACGACTTGGAGTTGCATTACTATTATGATCCACCTTCTATTGTCACCTCTGGCACATCTTGGCTTGGCGACAATGCGGAAGCGACATTGCTTTACGGATCTCTTATAGAGGCGTATACGTTTATGAAGGGCGAAGGAGATATGGTTCAGTTGTATAACGAAAGATATTCATCAGCCCTTATCAATATGGCTTCTTTGGGTGCCAAGTTGAGAACTGATACATACAGGCAACCCGCCGCGTAGGAGATAGGGTATGGCAATAATTCAAACAACATGTACGTCTTTTAAGCTTCAGCTTTTACAGGCAGAGCATGATTTTGATGCACATACGTTCAGGATAGCTTTGTATTCTAGCGCAGCATCTTTGGGTGCGGATACAACTGTGTATAGTACAACAAATGAAATAACCAATACATCTGGAACGGCATACACTGCGGGGGGCAAGCCGTTGACAGTGACATCCACATTTCCAAAGACCTCTGGCACAACTGCTATTGTGGACTTTGATAATATTTCATGGACTGACGCAAGCTTTACAGCAAGGGGGGCGCTGATCTATAACGCAAGTGCTTCCAATAAAGCTGTTGCTGTGTTAGACTTTGGAAGCGATAGGGTTGCTAGCGATAGTACCTTTGAAATACAATTCCCCGTAGCGGATGCCACATCTGCTATAATTCGCATAGCATGATAGGAGTTATCTAAATGGCGAGCTTTA